TTGGTTTGACAAGATTTAGCAACTTTTTCTAACCAAATGATAACGTCTCCCCAATGATTACTTTGTTTATCCATTTTTATAGTTTGAACAAAGATAAGAAAAAAATAAGACCCGACAAAATAATTTTGACGGGTCTTTTGGAAAGGATATATGAGAACACCTTACGGTGATGTCAGTTATAAATATAATAAAAATTGAAAAAAGTTCAAATTTTACCATCGCCAACTGTGATTATTTCAATAAATTGTAATACTCCTTGAAATGTTTTAATCTATCGGGGAGTCCTATTGTACCACCGTTCACACATTTTGTGACAGCTGTTACTGTAGCATCCGAAGCGTCGACACATTTTTTAAGACAGTTCCTGTAGAAAAACCATGCTGCGGACAACAAAGGGTATTTTGTTTGAACAAGGTCAGGATTACCCGCAATATCTTCGTTGATAGCTTTTCCAAAAGCTGTGTAATTGTCTTTACCTGTCAATTGAATGTAACCGCGTCCTCTGTATCTATAACCATCACCTGAACCTTCGGGACCATTTCCCATTCTATTACCATAAACCAAATTAGCTATCTTTTGAGGATTTCTAGCGTAGTTTTCGGCTAAAACTGTTCTGAAATATTTTGGGAATATATTTTTAAGACCCTGAGCAGAATAGTTAAGATTTTCTGATGTAACTCTAAAACCACCTGACTCGTGACCACATTGGGCCAAAAAATGTGCTAATTTTACGGGGGTATCAATACCGAATTTAGCTGCTGTATCGGGAATCTGAGCAATAACAGCATCAGGAATATGACCCCTTAAATTTTCTAATTTAAGTCCACCAACAGATGCAACAGGTTGTGAGACTACTTGGGCGACAGGGGCAGGTTCTGTAATTAGAGTTGCTTGACCCATGATTTTTTGCCATGTTTGTTCTCCGACAATACCGTCAGGGTTTAATCCATTTTTTGTTTGGAAGTTTTTTACAGCTTGTTCTGTTCCTTTACCAAATATACCATCAGCACCTAAACCTAACTTTTGTTGGAGTTTTTTCACGTCCTCTCCTTTGGACCCCACTTTTAATAACATAGTAATTTAATTTACTAATAAATATTTTCTATTGAGAAGAATGAGATAAATTGACATCTCCCAAAACACAATATTTGATATTTTGTGTTACATTAGAAGTCGTCACATTTATAGTAAATGAAGTCACAGGAGAAATACTACCAAAATTGTTTTTGTTAATCAAATCATAATTTGTTGAGCTAAACCAAAGTACTTCTGTTATTGGTCTGAATCCTGTGACGTGGGATAAAAGTAGGTAAGCATCTCCCAAATCAATAATCCCATTTTTATTCACATCCGCAGCCTTCCATTGTTTGGTACCCGTTAAAAACAAACCTGATGATATATTGTTTGGTGTATTAATATTTTGTATCTCATTGAAAAGAGGTGTGAAATCTGTTGTTGTTAATCCTTGTATTGGTAAAGATGGAACTAATTTGTATGTAGAATTTTGTTGAGGTAAAGTGAAGGTGTATGTTCCGCTTGATGTCAACGTTTTATAATCGACAAGAGTTTCTACATTATTCACTACCCTATACAATGTCAAAGTTGGGTAAGGACTTAAAGACGGAACGGAAACTGTACCTGAAAGGGTGTTAGTTATTGCTACTACGTTAGTTGTGTTTGCTGCGTAATACCCTGTGAATGTGGCGTCTTGTGGGTTTGACCATGTACCGAATTCCACAACATATGGGTTTGAATAAGTTGCGGGTAAATCATTCCAACAACCACCCCCACCCCATTTAGTTACGGCATAATCCTCGCCACCCGCGTCGTTTGGTTCACCACCACACCAATTTTGATACGTTCCAGGTTGTGGATTTCCATTGTAATTACCGATGTTAATGAGAAGACCATTTTCGGGACCGGCATCAACCCTCCAATACCCCTCTTGTAGTCTATCGGTTAATGCGAACCAAATATTATTTTGAGGAACATTAGCGATGATGAAGTTCTGTTCATCGCCTGAAGTTATAGTTACCAAATACCCTGATTGTCCCTTGAATGTTTGTTGTGAGGATAAAGTCTTAGCATTATCGTATGTTGCCCCTGTGGAAATTGGTCTATAAAAGTGTCCGTTAGTTGCGTTATAATAATACCCTACAGGGTTAATAGTTGTTGAAACTGAAATTTGAACATTTCCTGTTGCCGACCCTGTGTTGATTTTAAGTGAGGCAAGGGCGTTATTGATGTTAGTCTGAGTTCCTGTGAAACTTATTCTTGTAATATTGGACCAAGTGCTATATCCTGTAGCAAATGAAAGACCAGTTGTTGTTGTAATTGAAAATGTAGTTCCCGCGGGGGGATTAACCAAGCCAATAGATGTTAAAAGTGTCTCAGATGTGAATCCATTGATTATAAATCCACTGGCATCTTGTCCTGAGGTGCTTACTTGATAGGTTCTACCTGGAGGAGCACTAACAGACTGACACCAAATTGTCTGAAAGATGAAAAATAAAAATATTGTAAATAAAATTCTCATAAGTTTACTTTGCTACCAATTAGGAAAAAGGATAAAACGGGAAACTCAGGGTTTGTACTGAGATTCAATTTATAATTAACATTGAATTTAAATCTCTTTGATATCTGATAATCAAACCCACTACCTAAAAACATACTGAATGTTCTATCGGTCACTGTCACTTTATCGAAAGAAGAATAAACTACAGGAGTAGAAATTAAATAAATTTCAGGAGAGATTGTGAGCTTTTTGCTATAACTGAAAGGTCTTGTGTAAAATCCTGTAACGGATGGTGAGATAAATAAATTACTATCTTCAGGCATTTTAACGAGAGCTCCACTGACGTTAAAACCTGTGATACCCCACTTTTTGGCGTTTATTATCATACTATAACCAAGGAAAGAAAATATGTTTCCATATGAATAAGCACCTGTAAGATTTATATTATGAACGAATTTGAGGGTTCCTTTATCGTTCATCTTAATCATGGTGTATCTTGAGTTGATTGCGAATTGTTTCAAGTTGAACCATACCATTCCCGTTACACCCCAAGAACTTGTACCCATTAGAGATGACCTTGCCATCCCTACATTTATGATTCCTGTGAAACTTTTATCAAGATTTTGTGCTGAAGTCAAATCAGACGAAACAATTATGGGATTAGAGTTTCCTGACTTTCCATTTTTTCCACCCTTACCACCACCACTCCCAGAACTTTCACTTCCCCTATCATTTCTGACATCTACATTCATGGCAGTCGTTGCCACCACTTCCGAACCTTCCTTGTTATCACTTTTATTATCTCCTGAACTATTACCACCGACACCGCCCCCATTAGAATTATTATTATTGTTATTACCTGTAGAAGCATTACCACTGTTTTGAGGATTGTTTTGAGAATTTCCACTATTTCCTTGAGCCCCTCCCACAGTAGATGTAGTGTTGCTTTGATTGTTTGGTGAAGTTGTCCCCCCATTTGAAGAAGTCCCATTAGAATTACTAGAATTAGAGGTATTGTTATTACGAGCACGATTATTTCTATTACTTTTTCCATTTTGTGAATTTGAATTTCCTTGTGATGCTGTGAGATTACCACCCCCCGCTGACATCGAAGCTCCTGCCATCACAGAGGAGTTTATTGAACTTACCACACTACTTACAACATTACCTATCACTTGAGATGTAATTTGGTTCCTCGTAAGTGTTAAAGATTGTACGGAACATGGGGTGAGTTTTCTATAATCAGAGTAAACCTGATTTGTCCACGCGGCAAAAGCACCGCTGATAACATCATCGGCGGTGAAAATTCTTGATTGACCGTAAAAATATATTACTGTATTACCCTGAATAGGAAGTGTAAATGTTGTGGTCTGTTTTGTACAAGGGTCTGTGAATGTTGTGGTCAATACTTGGGCATCAACTTTCGAGCTGAGAAAGAAGATACAAACAATACTTAAAAAAATTTTTAATCTTTTCCACATTTATTTTTGGAATACCCCTTTTTTGACCATTCTTACAAGAATTCTACTACAAGCAATTTCTAAAGCTTTTTTTGTAGTAATCCCTATAGTTGATTGATTGAATTTTACATCACTCAAGTTATCATCATTGAGTAATGATAATTCTCTAACAGTTTTAGCTTCCCCGAGTCCTGATGCTGCGATAATTTCACCTGTCTCAGCATTTGTGAATCTAACTTGAAGGCCAAGTCTTGTGTTCACAATGTTTTTAACACCATCTTTTAAATTAACAGTTTCATCTTCGGAAACAGAAAAGTCATAAACTTCGATTGTTACGAAATAATGTGCCAATCTAATCTTCCCCCTACCATCGAGTTTGTCTTGTGAGATTCCTGCTTGAGATGCCTGAAATTGTTTAACCATACGATTCTTTATTTCAGTCTTGTCTTCGGTGAAAGTAAATCTGTTCAACTCAGATAAAAACTCCAAACTAATATTAGCAACACCGAGACCAACTTTTTTTTCTTTTAGTTCAGGATACTGTTCATATACCTCATCACTTATACCGATTGTAAGAATTTGTATTGGAATAGTTGGACCATCATAATCCATTAGAGAATCGATATTAATTTTTGTTTCGAAACTTGCCTTGTATTGTTCCGTTTTGGTTGTTCCTACAACTTGCCCGTTTACAAACGAGCAAGTTAATAGGAAAATAGGTAGTAAAATCTTTTTCATTTTTAATCTTGTTTGATAAGACCACATTTAAGACACTCTTCTTCACCATCACCATCCTTGTCACCCCATACGTGTTCACACTGACGATGCTCGAAATACATGTCGATTATACCATCACCATCCTCATCAATACCATCCATTATACCATCACCATCTTCGTCGATTTCTACACCGACTTGTGGGGTGACTTGAGGGATAACCTGAGGGGTGACTTGGGGGGTGGGTGTTGAATCTTTCATATCTAAAGTAGATGAGAAAGAAACACCATCTTCTTCGTCCATTTTTTGAACCAACATCTTGTCCTTATCTGTATCACTGAACCAATAGTCAATGATTTTACCATAAGAACCAATGAATGCTCCAAGTAACAATAGGAGAAGTTCTTTCCACTCACCACTTATTGCGCTTTGTTCGAAAATCGCCATAAAAATGGCGCCTATGATGACCACAAATCCACCTAAAACAAGAGCAGTAATCCACCACCTTCTTTTCATCATGGAGTTCAATAAATCTTTAAATCCTGTAGGTGTTTGTTGACTCATAAATTACCATTTTGGGTCCTCTGAAAAAGGTTTTGGTTTAGGAGCTGGTTCAGCAGGTTTTGCCGCTGGTTTTTCTACAACACGCTCGATTACTTTGGTAGTTCCTCCCGTAGCAGGTGCCGCTTGTTGTTGAGAGTTGTTAATTACGATAGTGGGTTGTGCTTGAACAGGTTGTTCCTGTTTTTCTTCGTGACCACCAAATAATAATGTGCTTAACCACACACCACCACCGGCAACTACAGTTCCGAGTGTTCCTACAATGGTCTTCTTTAGTCCTGACCAAGAGCCATCATTTTGTTCTAATTGTTCTTCTGACATAGTTTTTAAATTTTAATGAAAGGTTTAGTTATCCTTTTATCATTATTTACCATAACTAGTAAATATTTTCCTTGGGCTAACTGAGTTGCGTTTACCGCTCTCACTATTTGAGTTGTTATATCGTCTGTTTCGAATTTACCTAAACTTAAAATTTTTCTACCTGAAATATCGTAAACAAATCCCTCCATCCAGTAATTGTTTGGTAATTTAATAATCAACTCAAATTGTCCTGAATTTGGATTTGGTCTAATTTCTGCTGTTGGCTCTGATATTGGAACTATTGGTCCTATAGTCCTGTAACTTAGTACTATTCTTTCTGATTGTAATTCAATATTAAAGTGGTCACCTTTATTATCTGAGGCGTCCATAAGTTGTCTAACGTAAACGAAAGATGAAATATCTTGGCTAGGGTTGATTGGGCTAAATTTTAATTTGAAGGGGGTGGACAAACCACTTATCCCCCCCTTCGATTGATTATTCATTCCACCGAATCGAATTATGCCGTTTCGGTCGTCGTGTGTAACATATTGTAACCATTGGTTTGGTAAAGTTGAAACTACTTCATCGAACTTAACCATTGTTGGGTCATATTTCATTTCGAATTGTAAACCATAATTAATCAAGCCATTTGTTGAAATGTTGAATGGAACATTCATGGGTTGACCAACTGCGTATGTATTAGGAATTGTAACATCAAACCTACCTTGGTAGTTTGCCGCAGTTACCAAATTTCCATTTCCATCGTATACTGGTGATGAATGTGTTCTATCTACGTCACCCAAAATGAAGTATTTCAAATCCAAAGTTAAATTGTTTGTAGTAACACTATCAAAAACAAAGTTTGTTCTCGATGAATAGGTTGCCCATGTTGTCCATTGGTCTTGACCCATTGCCAAACTATCGAATTCATTCTTTGTGAAGACGTGTATTAAGTTTGTTGTGTTAATTGGTCTTAAACCTGAAACAGAAGCGTAGATTCCATAAGGGTCTCCACCGTCCAACTTTTGGTTCAAGTTAATATCTCCAATTAAGTACGCTAAGCCGTTCCTAAGATATTGTTGACCATAGGATTGAAGGACATCGGTATTTATGAATTCGTTGAAAGACTTGGTAGCATCTGCGATTGTAACAGAGTTATCTCTCATAGTGACCAAACTATCAGCATTGAATACCAACTCAATTTTGTATCTTGTATTCTCATCGATATTATCTAATGTGTAAAGACCTGTCTGTACATCCGGTATTGTTGATGATACTAAAACTCCCGTGTTAGCTTCATAACATTTAAGTGTTGGTACCCATCCCCTTGATACTGCTGTTTGTGGAAGCCACACTTTTCCAGAAATGGTTAAATTACCCAAAAGTTTAACCGCCATTTTTTGATAGTTCAAAATCGCCACATTATCTCCAATCGATGTTCCATCAACTTTGAACATTCTAGACCAATTTAGAGTGATAGTATCCGATACGAAATTTGGAACAACATTATTTATTTTGTATTTGTTGTGTACGATGTATCCGTTCGATGACACTTGAGAACCATTAGGTAAAATCAAATAGTTTCTTCCGATAGACCAATTATTGTCCGATGAATAATTGTAGATGCCATTGTTGTAAGATTGGTATTTGAAATTATCCCAAGATTTATAGGCAATTTCTGGAGAATTACCATTCAAACCCGCATCAACGGTAGTTGACAGATATGTAAACAATTCTTTTTTGTATTGCCAGTCAACTTGAAAACTTCTGACATCTGTTCCTTGTGTTGGTTTGTAATACCAGGCCACATCGAGAGTGTCACCTCTTCGTACTGTTTTCAGTTGTTGAAAGTGACCAATTTCAGGTGTTTGAGAAATTGATAGTTTAGTCATCAACATTGTTGATAACAAGAATAGAATTTTTTTCATCATTCGAAGAAATTTTTGATTAATGTTTCGCAAGCCTTTTTTATGACGTTTGAAACGGATTGTTGATTTATTTTACCACCCTCTGAAATAATCAGTGTTGACATCGAAATCTCAGAGGATTTTTCAGTAACAATTGTTTCCTTGGGTTTTTTTCCATAAAACTCTAACATACGGCCCCTGACTCTCAGGACAGTCTCACTATTTTCTTTGTGGATTACAGAAAAACCTGATTTAGTGTTGAGGACATCAAAATAAATCAAATCGATTTGTAATTTATAGTCGGCTTGACTACAACTATCCACTAACTGAAAGTCCTTTTCTTGGAGATATTCCAAAAGTATGTTTTTGAAACCAAAGGTTAGATTTCTATTACCCAACATCTGTCCCATTTGAATTTTGTTGTCAATTGACACAATACAGACCTTTTTACCTTGTGAAAAAAGGGATAGTGATAATAGAAAAAAACCGAAGGTCAATAGTAATCTTTTCATAATCTATAAATATTCGATAGTCAATTACAATATATTTATTAAGAAATAATTTTAGATGAAATTATTAAATGAAATTGAACGAATTAAGTCTGTCATGGGTTTCCTAAATGAGGAACAAGAAATGGAGGGACCATCGATGAATAAGAATTTAAGGAAGACAGTAGAAATCCTTCAATTTTTGAAAATATATGGAAATAAAATAGAGAGGATGTTACAAGACCTTTCTAAGTTTGCTGAGGAGCAAATTATAGATTTTGATTTACTTGAAAGAGGTTTGAGAAAAACTTTATTGAAGAAAGGAGATAAGAAAAAAAATGTGGAAGAATATTTGGGTAAAGTTGTTACATCGTTGAGGTATAGAGAGAGGAAGGGGTATGGAACTGAGCCCGATAGTGAGGACTACGAGTTTGAAATTGAGGAGCCATCTATAATCCCCAAAAAGGTTTACAGGAAAGAACTTTACGAATTACAAATAGAGTTGTTAAAATTACAAGAATGGTTAAAACAAACAGGAAAAACCGTAATCTTAGTTTTCGAAGGTAGAGATTCTGCTGGTAAAGGTTCAACAATAAAAAAGTTTACAGAAAATTTAGACCCAAAATATTATAATGTGATTGCTTTGGGTATTCCAACCCCCGATGAAAAGAAGGATTGGTGGAACAGATATCGAAAACAAATAAAGCCGGGTATGATAAATCTTTTCGATAGAAGTTGGTATAACAGAGGGTTAATTGAACCTGTCATGGGTTATGGTTCCCCAGAAGAATACGAAGATTTCATGGAAAATGTTGCCGACTTTGAACAGGATTTAGTTAAGGGCGGAGACTTTTTGTTCAAGTTATGGTTTTCTATAGACAAAGAGACACAAAAAAGAAGATTTGATATTAGACAAAAATCTCCACTGAAATATTGGAAATATTCACCTAACGACGCCAAAATGCAGGATTTATGGGACAGATTTACAGAATTCAAAGAAAAACTTTTTGATAAGACATCTACTCTGAATCACCCATGGGTTATTATTGATGCTCAGGACAAAAGGGTTTCGGGTTTGAACGCCATCAGATATATTTTACAGAGTATACCCTATGCTGGTAAAAACAAAAAGGTTTTAGAAAAAGATTATCCCGAAGTAATTGCCGTATTGAAACCTTAATTTTCTTGAATTTTTTCTATTTGATTTGCTGAAATCATCATCCACAAATCAAATAAAAGAAAAACCAAAATTGGTTGAATTTCTGAAATTGGGTGATTGGTTTTATCAAAGTTTTGATGATATAACCATAAAATTACTTTGAAACCACAATAAATTTTAACACCAATAAGTAAAAGTCCAAGAATTGTTTTCATATTGAAATTTATAACTATTTATTTTAAAAGACAAGTCATGGAGAAATTAAGAGAAATTATCAAAGAAACTTTAGAGGAACACATAGACAAATCTCTAATACTTACTGAAAATATCGAGATTTCTGATTCATTAAAATATCATATTGATGAAGGACTTACGTTGTCAAATAATGTATTCAGAGTTTATTCGAAAGGATATTTTGATTTGGTTAATGAGGTTAGGGAGTTGTGGAGACAGGGAAAGATTACTTTGAATGAAGAAGATACTCTGATTGTAGAGTCTGATTTGGGTTTGAGGGTAAAGATTAAAAACGAATATGTGTATTTGGATGCTCCTTTTATTTTGGAGGAATGGACCGAAGAGGAGTTGTTGGATGAGGCAAAACATCGGGGTAAAAATGTTAAATTGAACAAACCATTCAGAACTCCTGGTGGACCAAAAAAGTTCGCAGTCTATGTAAAATCACCGGGAGGTGGAGTAAAAAAAGTCACTTTCGGTGACCCTAATTTAAAGGTAAGAAACAGAAACAAGGGGGCGGCCAAATCATTTAGAGCGAGACACAAATGTGACCAAAAAAAGGATAGAACGACCGCAGGTTACTGGTCTTGTAATGTAGGAAGATATGCCAAACAATTAGGATTGGCATCCAAAAATGCTTGGTAATGGAAATCAATAGAGTTAAGAGGTTATTACAAAATTACTTGGACACAGTAGTTACACCCAAATTCAATGAAAAGAGAGAAGAATTCGGGTTAGAACCTGTAGAGATGAATATTCACGACATTTTGAAAGGGAGATACCAACCTCCAATAATTCATATATTCTTAGATACCGAACCTACTATAAAAAAAACTTACGGTATGAAGCCTTTCATGGTTATGTTAATTGGGTGGATTGAAAATGAAATTAATAACTTCATGAAAATCTTTTCGTTAGATAATAAAATAAAAATCCATTGGAATAAAAGACCAATCTTCAATAATGCATCCTTATCAACAGACGATTAACAACGGGAAAATTTTACGAACATTCAAACCTGACGTTGAAGATGAAGAATTGAAATGGCACCAAGACCTGAAAGATAGAAAAGTAACTATCTTGGAATCTGGCGGTTGGTCTTTTCAGATAGATGACAATTTGCCGAACAAATTACAAATTGCCGAACAAATTTTTATTCCTAAATTTGTTTGGCATAGAGTAATCAAAGGTCACTCTGATTTGATTGTTGAAATTGAGGAGTTTTGATTAAGTGACCTGAGAATACTGAACATTGAATCATGCGGTCGTCGTTGTTGTCCAAGTCATTTCGGGAACGGCCGTTGGTAGGTCTTCTTCCGTATAAAATCTTTGTTCTCTTATTGGAGGAGCCACCTCATTAACAGGTTCGGCAACACGAAGTTCATGTTTATGAATGTCCCCTAAACATTCTTGATGAACCTTCTCTTGTAGTTCATCACTACACAGATTTTTATTTGTATCTTTTGATTTGAATATTCTTCTAACAATTGGAAATAAGTATTCGTCGACATCAATATCCAAATAATCTACTCTTGTATCTTCAGCATTCCAAAAACTCATATCGTGTTCACTAAGTGATTTGAATCCCGCGAACTTGTATCCCGTGAATTTGTTGATGAAATATACCAAAATGCCTTGTCGCCAGTATCTTTCGAAATATTGTTTATCACTTTGATAAGTGGTACACCATCTTGTACCTGTACCGTATTTTGCTGATGACGCAAATGAGAGAGGTCTAACGATGACCCATTTATCATCTTCATATTCTTTTATCACTTGACCTTCTAGTTCACGATTTAGTTCTTTTATACTTGCCAAAGAAACCGCCATCCTTATATCATCAATGGAACTAAAGGAAGTAACATCATTGTTTTCAATTCTCTTATTCTCCATTAAAGAGATAAATTCTCTAAAAGTTTCGAAATGATTGTTCGGATAAAAATCGATTAGGTGTCTGAGAAAGTACGCTTGATTATCACTTAGATGCTTAACCTCTAAACCTAAATTGGATAGAAAAGTTCTATATTCCATTGTCATTTTAGATACTTCATCTTTTGAATGTTGTTCGGTCATCCTCCATCTTTTTCCAAAAATTTTACAAAATAACGGGATATATTTGTATGAACTTGTAGGGTCCAAAGATTTGAACACATCGAACATTGTGATATTGAGTTCTGGATATTGTTTTTTTAGTTCATCTATTCGAGACATAAATAAGATTTTTGAAAAAATAGTTGAAATAAATTTCATGGTCAAATAAAAAAGAAGGTGAGTTATTCACCTTCTTTCTGCGGAAGCGGTTGGATTCGAACCAACGGACCCGTTAAGGTCTCTAGTTTTCAAGACTAGCGCGATAGACCAACTCTGCCACACTTCCTATTTGGAAACTTTGTGTCCGAAATTTATTAAAACATCCTTACAAAGTAAAATAAATTCTTCCAAAGTTAAGTCACTTTCCACACGATTAACTTTTAGTTATAAATTCTATGATAATTTTTTCGATATTTTTTTGATACACTCAAAAATAGTTTCCGCAGTCAACATCATCAAACCAGAAGAAATTAATCTTTTTACGATTAGAACAACCACTTTATCAACATCTTCAGTACCGGAAATTAACTGTTGGATGTCAGTTATAATTGGAATTAAAAAACAATATGCTACCGCTTCTGAGAAATTATTTATTAAGACACCAGATGATTTCAAAAATCTTGAAAAAGATTTCCTAAGTCTAATTGCTTTTTCTTTTAAGATATCAAGTGTGTCACTCAAACCTTCTTTTTCAACAATTTGTTTTAATCTAATTGATTGTTTCCGATTTTCGAAAAAGGCCATAAAAAATGCCGAACATACCAAAAGAGCAATTTGGTTGTCATCAAGAGAAAAATTTCCATTTCTAAGGAAGTTATCTAACGGAGCAGTTATACCTCCAACCGCTGGACCCCAAGTCAATAACATCTTCAAGTTAATTTTGTACTTTCTATTAACTTTATTAACAGAATTTACAAGACTAGAGTATAGTTCCTTCATATTGTTCGAAAGTCTCTCGTTTTCCGACTCCAATATGATGGTGTTAAATTGATTTTTTGTAATGTAGAAATTCATGTATCATATAAATATCTTAACTATATTTATAATTATGAAAAATCCTAATGTTGAGGTTGGTGACAGAATAATGTGTCTACACATGGACAATGAGGTGTCGGTACCTCCAGGTACAATTGGTACAGTTACGAAAGTCCAAGCTGACCCGACCATGGAGGATACTATAATGATTTCTGTGAAGTGGGATAATGGTAGTAGTTTGAGTTTACTTAGTGATGTTGATGCGTGGAAAAAAGTTAAGGAAAACGTTAGTGAAGGAGCTAAAGAAAGTTTTTTTGAAAAAAATGAAGATTTATTTGATTTCTTCGACCGAAAGTGGTTTAATCAATTTCTTATGAAAATGAGGGATACGGGTATTGTGAATATGTTGACAGCAGCGCCTTTGATTTATTCCGGTAAAGAACATTTAGACAGATATTATGGGGAAGGTAAGGAGGATGATGAGGATTTCCAAGAGTTATTAGAAATGGCCGATACCGCAAGAGATAAGATGATTCAGGGAATCATGGAATACATTGAAGCGAAAAACTTGGAAATAGATGAAGATATGAGACTTGTTAATTCTTTGGCAAGGAAATTTTCGGTTGCTTTGGTTGGTAATTATATTTTATTTAACAATTTCAGACAAGACTAATTGTTTAATTCGGCAGTAATCTTGGGTCCTGATAGATAATTTTGTAATTGTATATCAGAAACTTTTATGTTTTTCCAATCGATTATGTATCCATCAATATATTTGAAATCGAAGTTCAGCTCTACCCAAGGTAATTCGTATGACTTTCTAGATTTTTGTTCTTTAGCTTGTTCCAAATGATTGAGATACAGGTGAGTATCACCGAGGTTACCAATAAGTTGGTCAGGAACCATATTGACAGCCTTTCCTAAGAAAGTTAGTAATAGTGCGTAGGATGCGATATTGAACGGTAACCCCAAGAATGTATCAACAGAACGTTGGTTCCACATTAAGGAGATTGCTCGTTTAGGTACACCATAAGGTCTAAAAAACTCATCCGTAGAAAACTCAACATTAGGGTTTCTCATTGGTAAAACCGTTTTAGGTCTATTTTGTTTCATCCAAGATAGCCTTTCCTCATCACTCAACTCTCTTGTATAAACTTGAAATCCATAATGACAAGGTGGAAGAACCATTCGGTTTAATTCACCTACATTCCAAGCATTAACCATTAATCGTCTTGAGTCTGGATTTGTTTTAAGGTCGTTGATTAGGTTTGCGATTTGGTCTATTGAATTATTTTGGTATGTTACTTTAACATCATATTTACTATAATCGCCACCATCATGAATTAAGTCCATAACTTTAACTTTGTCAGAACTTTTTACATTTTCTAAATCATAATTTATTACGTTTTTTTTACCCCAACTTCTCCATTGCTTTCCATACACGGGACCGAGTTCACCCCACTGTTTAGCAAACTCATCATCTGTTTTTATTTCATTAATGAATTCTTCTTTAGTATAACCGTTATTTCCTTTATTTTTTCTAGCTTCTTCTCGTTCCTTTCCCGGTTCAACCCAATTTTCAATGTAGTCATCGCTATTCATTACAGTGTGATATCTCTTATACGCATCACCATTCCAAATATGACAGTTATTATCTATAAGGAATTTGATATTTGTGTCTCCTCTTAGAAACCATATCAACTCGGTTACCATAGTTTTCCAAGCCATCTTCTTAGTAGTTAGAAGAGGAAACCCTTCACTCATGTTGTGTCTAATACTATAACCGAAGATAGACTTCGTACCAGCTCCGGTTCTATCTTTTTTTTCTACTCCGAAGTCCAAAATATCTTGGAGAAGTTGTTGATATTGTTTGTCTATATTATTCATTTCGATTGAATTCCTGAATGTAACTTTGCATTTTCCATTGCCAATTTGATAGAATCGAATCTATCCATTTGGGGGTTAAGTTCCTGGAGTTTCAAACTCATATCGAGAACATATTCTCTGATTCTGAGTTCCTCTGCTTCATAAAGCATCTCATCAATTATTTCTTCGTTTGTCATAAAATCAAAAATTTTTATCCTGATTTTCCCATTCTTCTTTTATGTAGTTTATATTATCTGAAAGATGTTCCATTTGACTTATCCAATTAAGTACATTTTGTGAACCATGATTTTTACCTATCTCATAACAGATTTTCATTGCTTTCACCATACCTTCCATATCAAGGAACGCACTATGTCCATTGTGTTCTCTGATGAGTTCTACGAAATCTGGTTTCATTCTTCGATTAACATGTTTGTGTTACTAATTGGGAATCTACCAACAGGTTTTCTTGTTTTTTGTTCATCACCAACAATCTCTTCGATTACCTCATAATGATTTTCCATAACTCTTACGGTTGGTACGTTAAAGAACTCATGAAGTAATTTAGAATCGCCGGGTTTGTCGGAGGTAACTTTTACAGTTTTGGTTGATGTGTTGAATACTAAGGTTTGCATAATAATTTTTAAAATTTAATTAATTGTTATTTCAATTACCCACAAAAGTAGGGAATATTGAGAAAAATGTCAAATAGAAAAGTATTTATAAGAAAAGTTCAAAATGAAATTTTATTCAAACAGTCCAATTTCAGAGGAAGAAAGACAAAGTATTCTATCCCAACATAAAGAAATTTATAATGGATATCAAACTCTTTTGCCGAAGTCAGATAATACACAACCATTGTATGTTCAAGATTATGCTCTTGACAAACAAGGTGCCACTCTGAATAACAAAGGAACCGTCAAACCGTATACAAACATAAACATTCACGAAGGACATTCGATGGACCAATGTGAGCAGTGTGGGGGTAATATGAACGAGGGTGAGTGTTCAGAGTGTGGTTGGAAAATGGAACAAATGGACGAACAATCAATTTCTGATGTTTTAAAAAAGGGGTCAGAGAGAATTCAACAATTGATGGGTGGTAGAAGGTTTAGTAGAAAAGTTCCATATACTGCAGAAGCAGTACAAAAAATCTTAAAACAAATCTATTCCGCAAAAACTGAAGAACAACTTCTGAGTGCTATGAAAATGTATGATAATCTTACTGACACTAATGAAGATTTTTTGGATGTATACAAAGAGAGAATAAATACCGCTTATAGAAGAAAGGCCGACGAGCTCGACTTCTATTTGAAGAAAAAAGATATTAAGAAAGCATTATCTGAGTATGAAACAGGGAAACTAGACGACATTTATAATGTTTCTGATTTGGATGATAGCTCAGAATTCGATTACGTTGAAGGGGATGATAATTACCAAGGCAGTTTTGAACAACAACATAAAATGAAAAAATTAAAGTCTGAATCCGCAACTTCAAATGCTCCTTTATCCTATGGAAAACACTACAATGAGATTGAAGAACCATATGAATTTAAATCTAATGGACCTGTTGGTGATGGTGGTACTTTGAGACAAAAACCTGTTAATGAAGTTGGTTTCACAGGTGGTGGGAACGCCCCTGATATGGATTTGAGTAATGTAGACCCAGCGTACGATTTTGAATCTGAGGGTCCTGATGAGGATACTTACACAATCCCTGCGGATGACATGGATTTAAATACAAAAGATGAGTGGGATGCTTATGATTTTGTTTCAGGTGGTGGTAACGAAAATGGTGGTGACGTTTATCCTGTTAACGAGGAAGGTGAATGTGAGGAGTGTTGGGAAAAAATGGAATCGGCATGGGTTAATGACGAAGAAATCGATGAACAAGACGTTTCAGGTGTACAAGGTATGTATGGGGACATGGACCCAGCATTCAACTTCGTGAGTACGGGAGCTGGTAAAGCGGGTCCTTATCAAACATCTGATTTTCCACAGGGATATGAAGGGGAAAATGAAGACGCTTATTGGGAAGTTGAGTCAAACGAGATTAATCCTGACAAAATTGATAGAGACGCTTCTTGGGAAGAAATCACTGCTTCGACAGGAGAGGATGAATTCTCACATTTAGATGAAGAGGTTGCTGAGAAATTCATCGTTCAGAAAAACAAGATTTACGAAATGATGTTTAGAATGAAAAAATTCAATTAAAATAAAAACCCCCGAAATCGGGGGTTTTTTTATCTTAAGTTTGCCCCACAAAGCCACGTTACCAATGAGATACGAGTTCCTTTCGTGACAGGAGTTACCCTGTGTAAAATGAAAGACGGGAAAAAACAAAGTAGATTTTTTTGTTTGGGTATAATTGAAATAGTGTGACCCAAGTTCAGTTCTAAATCACCCCCTTCGTATTCGGTTGGGTCCGAAAGTTGTAAGACACAGGATAATTTACGATTTGACATTCCTGGACCCATGTCTACGTGCCAATCATAGTGTCCATTTTCACTGGCATAGTATTTTGTATATTGAAAAGTATCTTGATAACCCCAAATGTCAAAGTTCCACATTTCTTTGTTAGCTCGGTTTGCCAAATCGGCAAATTTATCAAAAAGCCACTTCGAATTATCATCCTCATCAATCCATGAAACTTTACTAGTTCTGTATTCGGTTGGTTTATCTGATTTTCCTGTTACAGCATCATAAGCTTCGTTGCTATCACCCAAACTTTGGATGAGAGATAATTCGTTCTCAGTGAAGGTATTAGTGAAATAGTAATAATTGAAGTGATTAACGTTAGTTCGTTGTTGATTTATGAAAATTTTTGATGTCATATTTGTTTTTTTTATCTTTCAGTGTTAAAGAAGAAAACTTGAAAAAGTCTTCCGTCATACATATCTTTTCCGAAGTAATCAAGAGATGTGTGGTAGTTATCGGCCCGATACATAACACATCTGTTAAAAACGTTTCCGAACCTGTCAACCATGTCCCATTTTGTGTTATCTACCATATCATCGCCAGGAGGGGCTTGTTTATCGTATTCAGGGTCAGACCAAGATTTTTTATATTCATAATGCATCCAACCTGTTGCCTTGTGTCTGAAGATTCCTGTACCTGAGCTCAATGGAGCGTCAGGGGTCAAATAAATTAAAGCCGCCCAATCTGTAGTAGAGTCTGCGTGAATCCAAGATTTTTCCCTAGCAGTCGTATATTGAAAAGAACCTGTGTAGTTATTTTCGGGGTCTTCACTACCCCAATAGGTAATTTCACCAGCAAACGGGAATAAAATTTCACGTAGTTTATTTTTTAATGGTTCATTCAAGAATGACTTAGTTCTTTGACCTGGATAGTTTCCACGAACTTTGAATTCTTGTTTCAAAGCGAATTCCCTGACTGCCATAGGGTCAGAATAAAAATTATCAATTGTGAGTGAGTTGAATCTCATTCTCTTTTTTCTTTAAATATATGAATCTTTTTTGAGAAAAAAATAATTTTTTTAGGTGACTTTTATCATTAATGGTGATATTTCTTTATAAAATATTTTATGATGGAGATAAAAGAAATTGTTTCTTATTACCTTAACACAGATTCGAATATTTTAGAGGTTACTTTCAGAACAATAGATGATACCGACGACCTGTTGAGGTCTGATTCAATAAATTACAATGTTGTCGAGGAGTATGGTTTCGAACTTGAAACACTGACGTTTGAGTTTTTAGATGAAGAACTTGAAGATGATTTTTTCGAAGATGATGAAAAGGTTGAATTAGATGAAGAAGAACTAATTAATTTTCTGAACGAATATTATACAGTAAACCCTGATTTGTTACCAAAATCGGATTTCTATTAGTTTGATATTTATTGTTATGAATTTAGATGTTGATTTCTTGATTGATTTTTTTGAAAAAAACTCAAATGGTTCAGAAAAAACCGAAATTGGTGAGCAAGATGCTGCTGGTGGAGGTGGTGGGACAACTTCGGCAAAACCAGTACCAAAATGGGCTGATGTTATAGGTGGACCAACAAGAGGGGTGGCAAATTCATTACCAAAAAAAGGACAATATTGGAGAGACCTTCTTGGTGGACCAAAAAGAGGGGTTGCTAATCAGCTTTATTGATATTTTCTTGAATCGTATCTTACGATTTCACCTATTTTTTCCCAAAGTAAATCATTATTATTTCTCAACCGTCTAACAAAAGCTTCCACAAAATGTTCTGGGGAGTTGGAAATTTCTGATTCGTGGTAAGAACTACCATCAGTCATGTAGAAGATGTTTTCTCCGTATATAGTTTCAACTTCTTGTATTTCTTTTAGTTCAAAAGTTTTCAAAATACAAACTAATTCTTTTTGTGAATCTGACATGTCTTTTTTTTTCAAAGTTACATTTTAATTTTGGTGTAACAAAACTATTTATAAATAAAGTTTTTTTGAATAATAAGAAGGAAATACAAGACAGAATCAAGCTTTTGATTAGATACAGTTTGGAGAAAACCCTCACTGAAAATAAGAAAAGTATATTAGAACAGGGTTCTCCGAAGGGGTCTATATATTCTAGAATTGGAGACACCGGAAATCCCTGGGAAACTATACCTGCTTATGAATCCAAAAAGAAGAAAGACGAGGAGGAATATATCAAAAACTTTAAAGCGAGAGGTGGGAAAATCGGTTGTGATAGACCTGATAAGTTAATTATTCCTGGAGTGAATAAAATGGGTTTGAAAGGGGAAGATGCGATGGTTGAGGAATATCCTTGTACATATGCTGCACCAATCCCTTGTGAATTGACTACACCTGGTGAATATACTCGAGCAATAAATGGTACGGGTATATCAACATTATACTTACCTCCAAACGCTAGGGTATTTTTTTGGGATGATATCACACAATGGACTAAATATTTCGAACAATATTGGGAAGGTGTATCCGAAGAAAATGAAGAAAGAGTTATTGATTATTTTTTGAAAATAGTTCCATTAGGAACAGTTAGAGAATTCTCTATAGCCAAACCAGAAAATCCTGACAATGTCCTCACTTACCGTGGAGTGTTGACCAGAGGGGAAAATTGTGGTCACTATGACGCAACAAAAAATAATTTTGTTTTCAGATGGTATTATACAACTTCAGAACCTGATGAAAACGGAAAATACACAATGTCTCCCTACCCCGAAATGCAGTTCGTTGATAACAGAAGTGATTGGGATTACTTTTTGGATGAATATGGATTTGTAACTCAAATGGTTTTAGGTGCGGTTTATGCCTTGACAGGAATTTTCTGTGAGGGTTGTACTTGGCCCTTAATATTCGAAATAGGTATGGAAGGGGCTCTCGGAGTGGCTCAATCCCAAAGAGATATAGAAAAAGGAGATAACATATCGGCGGCGTTAGATTTGATTTTTGCGGTGCTCCCAATGATGAAAACCCAGAAATTCTTTGGAGCGGTTCCAGCCCAAGAAGGTTTGGAAGTTTTAAATAATATGAGAAAGGCGGGATTGAGTAGAACAACTAAGCCTACCGATGTTATTAGATGGTACAGGAAACAACCAGACCAAGTTAAAAAAACCTTTTCCAAGATGATTCAAGGAGGGGATGAGTGGTCTGAAGCCAGAGTTAAAGAATTCTTCGAAAAAGCAGGCAATGATTTTTTTACCTATATCAGACAACATCCAAAAAAATTAATGGATATACCTTGGTATAAAACTATTCACGCAAAAGAGGCCGGGATAGGTGCTGCTCTTTTTCCTGTTAATATGATTTTGCGGGCAACACTTGGTCAACAACTGAACAGTGAAGAGATGGATAGGCTATCTCGAGTCCATGCGAACATAAAGGCGGTTGATGAAAAACTTGCTTTAGAATTTGAACAAAATTTAATTGTGAATGCCACCAGAGCAAAAGAATATTTGAAAAGTCCGGCAATGATTGAAATGTCGCTGATGGACCCATCAATTGCGGGTGACCCAAAATTGTGGCAAAATAAATCTATGGAAGCGTTTGGTGAATCAAATTATCAACAAATTCCAGAGGATGAAACAGGACTTATTCAGAACCAATCAATGGATAAAAAATCCGCTAAAGATAAAATTAAAAACAATAATTTATATACCAAAGAAGAGGTAATTAAAAACGGGTGGTTGGAAAAAGTGGGCAACATCGAAATAATTAATGGTATAAAGTATTATGTGGTCAAAGATACTACTTTGACACCTAAAACTTCGCAAGAACCTTCAAAACAATAACATAAAGTATAAAAATATGGAAAAAAGATTAATAACGGAAATCGAGAGGATTGGTGAAATAATGGGTGTAAAAAAATCATTGATAACTGAAGCCCCATTACCTAAATGGATGAGGGACCTCATAAAAAATAATTTTTGGGAAAGAGAAGGAAATGATGTTGTGAGTAGATGGGCAAAACCAGGAGAGTTCGGAACAATCGACAGACAAGGATTTAGAAACATATCGTTAGAAAATGGTGAAAACCTAAGAATTTCAAGAGCCGATAACGACGCATTGGATGATTTTTTATCCCCACCAAGACCTGGTGTTGCCACTAAAACCTATGAAACACTAACAAATAATCAAAAGCAATTGTTTTGGAAAATATTAGACGATGCTATGGCACAGGAGGGCAAAGGTGCCGAAGATTTATATAACGAGTGGGTAAAATCGAGAATTAATTTTTTAAAAAGATATAGTGAACTTGATGTTCTGAGAGATGTAGCGGCTAGAAATAAAAATAGGTCTGATAACCAAAAATTGTCCACTGTAGAATATTTGATTAGTGAAAAGGGTGTTGACCCTAATTTAGCTAGAAGAATTGCCCCTATAATGGACGAACAAGTTCAATTATTAGAAAAAGGTGCGTTGACAGTTAATAAGGATTTAAAAGCGGTTTTAAAAATGGATGAAGAATTACAAGATTTTCTTACTTCGTTCAACTCCTTGAGTCCTGAAAATGTCACAAGAATTGCTAGAGATAGAAAAATTGTAGTAGATGCGGTAGAAAAGGCGGATGCTCTTTACATTCAAGCAAAAAAACTAATGAAAAACCTCCAAGACGCTAGTCCAAACAACAGGCTTGAAATAGAAAGGGCACTAGCTGAGACAATGAGAGAATTATATAATAGTAAGGAATTAGTCGGAAGACAAATGACAAAATTTCTTGATGATATGGAGTCATCTGGTGATGATGAATTAGTCGAATTAGCAAAAAAAATAAAAGACGTTAGAAAACGATATACAGAGGGAGACGATTGGAAACTTTTGAAATTAACTAAAGACCAAACTAGATTCTGGGGTAAGGTTGGAAAGGCTTTTGGTGAAGGTGTAAACAGTAAAAACTTATTTACATTAGAAAGAGCGGCAGCGAAGGCGTTGGGGATGGTAATAAAACCAATTGCCGCTGGAGTTAGATGGCTTATTAGACTTTTCACAAAAAAAGAGGCTAAAGAAGTTGCTAAGACAACTGCCGATACTATAAAAAAAGAGTTTCCAAGTTACATGCAGGTGTTTAGAAGATTGATGACCGGTAGTGAGAGAGGTTTACCTCAAGATATACCCTTAGTTGGAACTAAATCAGGTACAATTGATGTCGGGGGTACAAGATACATGGACCCCTATCAGGAACTTAGAGGTTATGGTGATGTTACAATTGGTCCCACAATTAAAGGAAAAAGATATGGGTTTACTTTGAGTGTACCTACACTGTCTTATCTAATGGAAATTTTTGCTGTTTCATTGAAATGGGTTGTGTATGATATGATAATTGGAACCGTTTTTCCGGCAATCGCCTTCCACTTTTACGGTGGGAAGGGGAACTATTCATGCTACAACACTTTAGTTAAATTTTTTGAAGAAAAGGGTGTAACAAAATATGGTGTAATTATGGAGTATTTGACTGATGAAGATTTGAGGAAAACAATGCCCAAATGTACAGACCAAGTTTTAAAAGACCAAAGTAACATGGGAATCCCTTTTACAAATATAAATTTAACAAATACACCTGAAATGGTGGCAATGAGATTAGATTATATGTTGACACCAAATGGTTCTAGAACAGAAGAGGCTGGAGATTTAAGTACCTTTTGGTCTGAAGTTTGGGAAAATCTTGGAAGTGGATGGTTTACTGCTAAAGGTTTAATAACTTTATCACCCGTAAAAATAGATGATGCGTTTTGGTATGGTAATAAAATAATGAAAAAGTTTGCTGAATGGGATGCTGGTGCTTCCATTGACCCTGAACTACCAAACATAACTGACCCAAGTGAAATGCTTTTCAGAGATTTCTGTTCAGATATGAAACACACTTTTGTGAGTTTCGAAAATGGTGTTGGTACATCAAAAGACGCTACGGGTGAAATCAGATGTTGGCAATTGAATACTAATACGATGCAGGAGTTCATCGGTATAGATTGTCCTGGTTCGACACCCAAAACAACCACTACAGATTCAATTCCTAAAGCAGATACTACAAGTAAAACGGTACAAGGAGTAAATGCTCCTCAGACACCTAGTGAAAAAACTACCGTAGAACCATTGGATTCAAATAAACTTAAAGATATCCAACAACAACTTAAACAAAAATACGGAAACTGATGGAACTGAATTCTAAATTAAAACAACTTTATCGAATAATTGAACTCCAAACGAGAGAGGGTCAAATCAGACCACCGATTAGGGTTAGTGGGTACAAATTAGAAGTACTTCCTGAGTTTGAAGCGGTTATGAAAAGTCCCTCTCTGAGAAAAAAGTTTTGGGAAGACAATCACGTGAAATTAAACGATTTAGGTATTGATATAAAAAGAAATTTTTTAGATTTCGAAAGTCATTATGAGCTGGATAGTTTTAACGACTTGAGTTACCAAGACAAGGCTAAAATTGCCCGTTTGAAATTACAGGGGTTCACAGAAGTGCCAACGGTTAGTGGTAACTGTCCAACAACAGCAGGGTATTTTTATGAGAGGTTCCCAACAGGTGCGGCATCAGGTGCTGTTGTAGTTTGTTTGGCGAAGGCGAAGTCCGATACCAATTATCCTCTCAAGAAAACCGATGACCCCCTTTATTGTATTAAAAATCAAAAGTATTATTCCTTAAAAAGAGGTTTGTTAGCTAGTTTTAACAAGGATAGACAATGTCAAAAGATTGATATCGAGGGTACGACTTATTGGATTTGTTATTTCTTCGATGGAAAAGTTGAAATGGTGGATATCAATGATAATGTAGTAATGAAAGGTGGTTGGAGTTGTATACCCGGAAGTGAGAATTCATATACTATTGTTTTCAGTGACGGTCAAACCTTGACATTTACTGTTAACACTAAGGATGAACCAATTGTGGGACAAAAAATTTAAAGAGAAAAATAAACTATTTATAAGAAAAGTTTAATTAAATGGATATCAGAAAATATTTGTTGGAGCAGTTGAATAGTCAACAATCGACAGCTGAACAACAAGCAAAAAAATTGAAAAATGCTGTTGATGTTGGATGTTTCACGGGTTCGATAGTGGTTGATAAAAATGCTGAGCCTATAGAGGAACCAGGTTCACAACCATATGTTCAAGGCAAGGTTGGTAATGATGATGTAAAAATTACAGTTGAACCTAATTTACTTATTAATTTAACTCAAGAAAAACTACCTGTTGCACAAAGAACTCAACCCATCAAAAGAAGTTGGAATTGTAAATCTTTAGATAATTTATATGTATATCTTAATAAGATTCAAGAATTGGGATGGACTACTAAAGAGCCCACAGAGCTAGAAATTGGTGAAGGAAATGTTTTGGTTTATAATCTCAAAACAGGCTTGACTTGGTCATCAGATTTAAACAAGTTCGTTGCTCCGGCTAAGAATGACAACAGATATAAGCAACTTGAAACGTTTTTCAAATACACAAGTCCAATGTTGGCCAACTCAACTCAAGGAATTAATGTGTATAAAACTGAAACGGATGTGAGTGACATAACAAATGTTAGATTAGATGATAGAGACTGTGAAGAATCTGTTACTAAGTTGTACAACTACTATACAAGAGATGAAAAGGCCGATAGTGATAGAATCAAAGTCGAGCAAGAAAATGTACAGAATTGTGTTTATCAGGGAAGACTAAGGTCAGGTAATGTAAGAGTAGGTCCTCCTAATTTATTCAACAAACAAAAACAAAAAAGAATTGAAGATGTGATGGATGAACTTTTTAATATGTCTTGGCAAGACCCATGGCAAAAACAATTCAGAATCACAAGGAAACGCGGCCAAAATGAGGGAAAGTTAGTGTTTAACGTCAAGAAAAATTTGATGGAGGCTTATGAGAAAAAACAAGCAAAATTAATTGAAGCTGACATTTGTAAAAAAAGACTTGATTTGATTATCGAAAACATGGAGGAATTTAAAAAATTCAACACTCCAAAAAAAATCGGTAAGGGTTTCAGATATCTAAGGGAAGCTTCCCAACTGAGAAAGTTAGGGCTATTGAATGAAGAACTAGGAAATTTATTCCAACAAATTTTTGGTAAATCTTTAGATGGTATCCTAACTAACGTATCAGAACCTTTGTTAACTTCAATTTTTGATAAGATAGACCTTCCTGAAGACATCAAAACAGACGTGGTAAATAGAATTCATTCTAAAACTACAGAACTTTTGGCAAATATGGATAATTGTGAAAATCTGACAAACTTCTTATCTACACAACTTTCCGAAGCACTTGCTGATAAAATAATGGCAAACAAACTGATTGGTTCAGAATTGATAGATAATAGTCTTAACGAGTTAGTTAAAGGAGAAAATTTCAAACAAAATATTTCCTCAAAATTACATGATAATATTTGTGCGTTGTTTGAAAAATTTTCTGAAAACGCGAAAAATTTGGTGACAAAACTTTCTGAAGTTTAAACCAAAATAAAAGAACAAACAAAAAGGGGGTGTTCTAAAATCTGAAAGAAGGGGTTAATTCCCCTTCTTTTTTGTTTTAACAATTTCGTCGATAATACCATAATCTAGTGCTTCATCTGAGTCAAGCCACAAGTCTCGAGTAGCATCTTGTTTAACTTGTTCGGGTGATTTGTCACAGTATTCACCAAGTAAAACAAATAGTGTATGATTAATCTTTTGCCATTCTTTCATACTAATTTCGGCATCTTGAATATTTCCTCCGAAACCACCTGAAGATTGGTGTAACATTGTTCGTGAAAAACGAAGTGAACTTCTTTTAGCTTTTGTACCAGCACCTAATAGTATTGAACCCATAGAGGCTGCCATGCCTGTGTTTACGGTGCGAATATCACATCCGATATAATTCATAACATCTACCATTGACAAACCAGATTTCACACTCCCACCAGGTGAATCAATGTGCATAGTAATGTCAGTTTTATCTGTGGAATCCAAAAACATTAATTGTGCCTGAACTACAGTTGACATACGGTCGTCTACAGGTCCTGCCACCCATAAAAGTCGGTCTCTCATCAATCGGGAAAAAATATCTATTTGTGTCGCCCTCATTTCCCTTTCTTCGAGAATATAAGGTGTCATTGAAGATTCTATCTTCATACCGTGATAATGTAAATCTAAAGAGTTTTTACCCAAATGATTTACATAATACTTTTCAAATTCATTTTGAAATCTCATAATTGATTATTTTCAACAAAAATATGAAAATAAAATTAAAGACCCAAAATATCATCCACAATTTCTTTCGAATCTAAATTGGTCCAATTTCTAGGGTGTTCGTATGACCAAAAAACTTTCCAATTACCATACCAGATTTTTCCGTGTTTTCTGTGGTCTCTGGTTTTGAAATCAGTACTTTGTTTCGGAAATCTACCGATGTTATAAGTTTTATAGTATTCTATACCTGAGGTTTTGTAAAAAGAAGGAAACATCTTATCTATCTCTTCAAATCTTGAAACTACGGTTGGTTTACACATGTGAATTCTTTCATATTCTTTGATTCGGTCTGCCCATAGGCTGGCTTCATCGAAATTATGGGTATCTAAATTGAATAAAACCATCTGTCCAGCGTCGTTGAATCTGTGAGCATAAATTTTTTGTAACCCATAGTTCAAAACAAATTTATAAATTATGACCTCCCATTCCCCATAAAACTCTATGGGTACTGTAAATTCTTTTCTCCAAATTTCCTCGGGTGATGTTGTAATTTTGTGAGATTGAATATGAGACGAATGGTCCTCTCCTTTTCTGTACTCTCTTAATTCCACCAAATAGTTTAAGTCTGGTCCATAAACTTTTACTTTAGGAAAAGGAGAAAAATTTATATCAATAAGTTCATCATTTATTTGAATATACATAATTTCCTATAACTAATTTATCAATTATTTTTTTTTCTAACGAATTGAAAGCTTGTGAAGGATTTTCGATAATCGGTTCATTATGTGAATTGAATGAAGTATTCAATAGCACTGGAATTCCTGAAATTTTATAATATTCATTTAATATTTCCCAAAACTTTGGAAGTTTATCTTTTCTTACCAATTGTGGTCTTGCCGTTTTATCGGATTTTTGAATTACAGCTGGAATTTTTTCAATCCACTCGGCTTTGGTTGAATAACAAATTGTCATAAACTCAGCACTATATTTGGATTTAGGGTTTTCGAATATACTTTCGAAAAATTCTTCCATAACTATTGGAGCAAACGGCATTGTATCATATCTATGTAGCCTTTGGTTCAATATTTTGTGGGTTCCGATATCCGTTGGTCTAACCAAAATACTTCTGGCCCCCAACGCTCTTGGACCGTGTTCAGAACCATATTGATACCATCCAATAATTGACCCTTGATTTATTTCTTTGGCAATTTTTGAGGGATTGTAATCTTCTACGTTAAAGTTATATGATTTTGATATCTCATTTACTTCATCATCTGAGTATTTTGGGCCAAAATAAACATTTTCGAACTTTTTAGGTGAGTTCCATTCCCCAAGTGAGTTGGCTTTGATGATACATGCCCCTAACGCTAATCCTTCATCACCCATTGGTGGCATAATATATATTTCTTCAACCCAAGGTAACTCGTTAATTTTTTGATTCAATTTTACGTTAGCAAAAAGACCACCTGATAAACATATTTTTTTGTATTCTGGATATTTTGAATGTAAATCTTCTAAAAACTTCAGAAATATATCTTCCGTGTATTTTTGTAAGTTATAACAATAAATTTGTTGTCCTTCCAATGAATCAAAATAACCATGAGAATATAAATAATCGGCAACAAATTGAGTTTTGGATGCTGTTCCTGATGGGAAAAACCTAAAATTATCGTATTTTATACAGCTCGAAATCATGTTATAAATGTCTTTATCAAAATTTCCGTTAGGTGCCATACCCATAAGCTTACCTTCATCTTTACACATCTTCCAAATGCCCTCACCGTATTTATCATAGTGTTTCATTGATGAAGTACTAAATCCCCACAAATGGGCTAGACTCCCGTAATCGGACATTAATCCTCGTAGGACAAGATTCATTTTTCCATTCTCACAAATAAAAACCTTGAGAACGGAACTCTCCCCACCCCCATCATAAGATATTGTCATAACCTTTCCGTCCATACCACTTGTAAAATAAGCACCATAACAATGGGCATCGTGGTGACTAACAGTTTCGTATTTACCTCTAGTTTTTCTTGTTGCCCAAACTTCAGGGATGGGTTCTACAAAGACATTGTAGTCCGCATCAGTCAATTTCAACCCTGTAACCTGTTGTATTTTTTCTACTGACAAGTCAGCTTGCCTGTCATAATATTCCCCGGCTTTAATTCTTGTTATTCTTTCCTCTTCGATTACAGAAACGATTTCTCCGTCATTTACTAGGGCACAGACTTGACTGTGGGAACCTGTGAAAATACCGTATATGGAGCTCATAATGGTTCTTTAGAAATAATAAAATTATTTATTACTAAAATGTCTAAATTCCTTGAAACAAAGGTTTTTATGGCGTCACCTGGAGTTTCTATAATTGGTTCACCAGGTCCATTAAAACTTGTGTTTAGTAGTACAGGGACACCTGTTTGATTATAAAAACCTTTAATTAGTTTGTAGAATTTTGGATTTGATTCTTCTGTAACAGATTGATGTCTAGCTGACCCGTCAATGTGTACAACCGCAGGTATTTTATTTCTCCACGCTTCTTTGACCATTGTAGTTACCAACATGTGTGGTGAGTAAACGTCTGACTCAAATACTTCTGACTGGTGTTCGAATAAAACCGCAGGTGCGAAGGGTCTATACCATTCTCTTCCTTTGATGTCAGAATTGATGTGCCCTGTCATCCATGCTTGAGTTGGTGATGCGATTATGGAACGATTTCCTAATGCTCTTGGACCAATTTCGGAACCATCTTGAAACCAACCAATAACTCTGTTTTGAGTTAAGAAAAACAAAACTTTTTCGATTAAATCATCGAAATCATCAAAGTTCTCAAAACTTAAAAAAGGGTTGGAGTTAAGAGACGCCACAACTTCATGAGTTTGATAAGTTTTACCGAAGTAAGGACTAATAAATTTAGGTTTGGTTTGGTTATCGAATTTACTGGCTCCGTACCAAGCGCAACCTAATGGAATTCCACTGTCGTCGGCTGGCGGGAGAAAGAAACATTTTTTGAATAATCCAGAGTTGAGTATAAGTTCGTTAGAATTACAATTTAAGAAAGAACCACCGGCAGTACAAACATTTGGTGAGTTGGTTAAGTTTTTTGCTATCTTTGCTAAAATTAAAGAAGCTCTTTCTTGTTCTCTTTGATAAATTCCTGCCACACATGCTTTGGAAAAAAAGTCACTTTTCCAAGTTACTTTCGGGTAGATAACAACTCCTGGTATGAAAATATCATTTTCTAATTCTTGTACATAAAGTGGTGCCTCGTTTACAATTTCAGGGTCGGCATAAGATGCCATTCCCATCAATTTACCAGCAGGCCAAGTAGCTGTGTTTGGTTCGTAAATTAGTTGTAAACACCCTTGGGAATATAAAGTTCCTAAAGAACAAGATTTATCTTCCTGAAAAGGTACGGGATACTCCATCCATTTTTTGAAAACCTCTTTGTACCCTCCCTTTGTGAAATTAACAATTGTCATGGATTCAGTCCAGTCTGTAAGATTGGAGAGATTTTCCGCATATTCGGGATACCATTCGTGTGTCTTATTCTTGTAAGAAATTATACTTCCTGAAGCATCACCGACTATCACACAAGCCTCATCGAGACCTGAACTATAGAAACTTGAAAAGGCATGTGCTAAATGATGTGGAACAAATGATATATTTCCCTCATCAATTTCAGTAAACCTTTCTCTCAACATATTAGCAGTGTTGTCGATGATTTCTGTTGTGCTGTAGACCCAATGGTTGATGTCTCTATAACCAATTCCTAAACTGTTAAGACAATAATCTATCGAATCGAAAGGTAACTTACCTTCCGAGTACGCCCCGTCGTGTTTAATTCTAGATAATCTTTCTTGAGTTATACCGACTTTTACTTCACCATTTTCAATAATTACAGCACCTTTATCGTGCCCTACTGAGAACCCTAATATTTTCATAATTTGAAAAAAACATTTTTATTGATTTTCTGGGTCAAGCGTTAATGGGGTTCCTTCAGGAAGGTCCTCATCACACTTATAGATATGAACGTTATCTTTCATCTTGAATACGATTACTTTTTTTACATCGTCATCCAATTTGATATCACCTTTTATATCAACAACAATGCCTTGATTTTCTTCTAAAATAAGAGCTAGTGCCCTACCAAAGATTAATGAAATGTTGGTTAATTCGATTTGAGTGGGTTGCCCACCAATGTTCCCTTCGGGGATTGTATTTTGTTCCATTTTATTCTGTTTCATTTGAGATTATGTCACCATATTGTGACGCGGCTTTCGGGTTTCTTTCCATAAAAATTTGATATGCCACTTCATATCTTCCTAATTCAATACGTAATGGGAATAACTCCATGTCCAAAGAATCTGATAAAATTTTCAAACTATCGTTTTGAATTTTTATGATTTCTAATTCAGTTGTTTTTTTGGTTAATCGGTCATTTGTGATATTCAATCTCAATAATGACCACAAAAGGGCTAAACAAATGATTACAAATGCTATTCTGAAGTTCTTGTCGTTAATCATATTCATAATTTTAGTAATTTTTTTTAATAAACAAATGAATTTTGAAAATCATTCCAAATTTTTGATAAAGAATGATTTTCTGAAACTAAGGTTGGTGCGAATGGGCGATGTTTCATTTTCATTCGTGCCTCCTCTGGGGTTTTATCTGCTTTCTTTAGATTACATTTTTGGCAAGATGTAACCAAATTGGTCCAATTATTTGAACCACCTCTCGATTTGGGAATTACGTGGTCTAAAGTCAAATCTCTAGACGAACCACAATATACACATTCATATCCATCCCTTTTGTAGATTCTGTTTCTGTTAGCCCTTAATTGTCGAGTATAATGTCTGATGTATCTGAGTAATCGGATGATTACAGGGCGCAAATATGTTTTGTAGCCTGAAACAATTGGGTTTTCATCTGATTTAACAATTTCAGCCTTTCCTTTGTCTACTAAAATAAACCCTCTTTGTACCGAAGTTACATTAAGTGGTGTATAATCGTAGTTCAAAACCAACACGTGATTCATACAAAAAACATTTTTACAAAAATAACTTGTTTATTTCAAAAAAACAAAAAGGGTCGAATTTTCGACCCCAAATATTAATAGTTTTAATTTTTGTTTATGGTTCGAGATTTTCCACGTCTCAGCAAACCGATTTTCTCATTTATCATTTTTGTTTCCAAAAGACTCAAATTATTTTGGTCTATATTCATATTGATAAATATTATATCTGACTCATATATTTATAAATAAAATTTGATGAAGTTTTTTTATTTTTATAATGACTTACTTTTAGAGGCCAGATATTATTCCGATGAGAAATTTAATTGGGTGGCTCAAAATATTGGTGGTTGGATATTAGATAGCACTATTGATAGTCCTTGGAAGATAAAGGCTCTACCATTATACAATGAGTTCAAAGATTATTTGAGGTCGAACACCACAAAAAATACAAGTACAGATGATGATATGGTTCTAGCGACCGATTACATTGAAAACTTTTTGAACTTTTTGTCTCCAAGAGATGCCCAAACTTTCATCAAAGGCTCCATGGAAAAATTCCCAAGAGTAAAAGAGAATATTGTAAATTACTTGAAACCAAAAGTTGACACTGGTGTAGAAGGAAAGAGAAGAGGAAGACCCCCAGGTGTCAAAAACAAACCAAAAATAGATTTAACAGACCCGAGTATAAGAATTATAAAAAGAGTTAGACCTGAGGAACCAGTGGATGTAACAAAGGGAAAACCTCAGAGAGTGGAACCACAAATTACACAACCGGATGTTCAAAATGAACCCGAAAGTGAACAACCGGATGTTCAAAGTTTACAAAAAAGAGCCGGAAGACCAAAACTATACGATGACAATTTAACCGCCTTTGAAAGAATGAAGTACAAAAAAGAAGGACCCGGTATGATTAAAAGTTTGGAAGGTAAAGTCGAATCTCTAAATTACGAAGCTGAACAAATCAGACAAAGAATCCTAAAAATTATGGGAGACATAGGTAAGAGAAAAAAATACTTCGGAATAGAATAATTTTTCTTATATTTGTGTTGAAATGGGAAGTGGCTCAGCCCGGTAGAGCACCTGGTTTGGGACCAGGGGGCCGCAGGTTCGAATCCTGTCTTCCCAACAAACGTCTTCTTAGCTCAGCGGTAGAGCATCTCGCTGTTAACGAGAGGGTCCAAGGTTCGAGCCCTTGAGGGGACGCAAAGTGGAACAAACGTACAGTAACCACAGGGGTCCTAGGCCTCACTGTACTACAGGCGGAAGTAGCTCATTCGGTAGAGCACGACCTTGCCAAGGTCGGGGTGGCCAGTTCGAGCCTGGTCTTCCGCTCCATATAAATCCATCTACCCTCGCTTCATGCGGGGGTTATGTGAGATACCTTATGGTGTTAATAAAAAGATGGATATGCCCGAGTAGCTCAGCAGGTAGAGCAACTGATTTGTAATCAGTAGGTCGCAGGTTCGATTCCTGTCTCTGGCTCAAACTTATTTTTATGGGAATACTAACTTGTTATTATTTGGTTTGTTTACTTTATTGTCTCTTGATGTTGATTAAATCTTGGTCGCGGGATGTTATGACGGGAGGACTTGGAATAAGTCCTGGTCTCGATACTCTTGCTATTCTAATTATGTGTTGGGCACTCGCTCCTGTGGATGTCTATCTCCGTTGGACAAAGCTTTATAAAGAAGCTGAAGAGGCAAGAAGAAGAAATACTAAAGTTTTCTAATATGGCACATCCAAACATTCACGCTAAAAGTTCCGCTAAGAAATTCGGTGGAAAACCTGAAGATTATATTCATCTACATGAATGGTTAGATGAAACAAAAGGATGGTTTGGAGATTCTTTACACAGGATGTTCCGACACCATAGTGAGGGTATTTTTGAAATGGAGAAAAAATTTGGTACTGAATTCAAGAATAGTGACGGTAAAACCGTTTATACCCGTTATGTTGGGGAACAACATGTAAAAGAAGATTGTAACAATTATATTCCGTCAGCGAAAGAATGGATAATTAATATCTCAGAGAAGAATAGACCGATTTGGATGTTGAAAACAGTCAAACTTGAATTCGAAGATTGATATTTATTTGATATGATTTTAGAAATAACCAAATCACAACTTCAAAGGTTATTAGAAGCGAAACATGAAAACTTCAAACCCGCATTGGAGTTTGATAAAATACACGGTACATCACTTTCTCAATCTTGGGATTTTAAAAAAGGGATTTCAACAGATGATGTTTGGGATATTATCCAAGATTGTTTTGAAGAAAGAAAGTGCAAAAAACTCGGATACCTTGTAGAGGATTTAGATGAGGATATATTTCCATATCCGAATGTAAAATCACTTCCAATCGAAACTAAAATTTCAATTATTCAGGGAATGGCAAGTGAACTAAACTATGATGATATAGTTCACTTCGCAATCGAAAATAAAACAGGACTTACCGATAAAAAATTTAATAAATTTCATGACTCACTGAGTCCTAGACAACAACATGAAGTTCAATGGGTGAGTTCACCAAAAACCACCAAAATAATTAAAAATATTTTCAAAAATGAAAAAAAACATTAAGTTACTCACCGAAGAAGATAAAAAAATATTAAGAAGTTTTTCAAGATATGCTCAATCTTGGGGACTAAATGAAGTTGTGATTCGAATCGAAGACCAAGGTGAAGATTTGGAGGGTATGGAAATACCGAGTCATTTTGATAATGCTTACAATGTCAAATTTCCAAAGCCCCTTCATGATTTTCTTACTGATTTCAAAAATAGATTGGCAAAATTTGATTTGATTGAATCTCCTGACGTGGATGATTTGAACTATGAAGTTGTTGAAATAAGAATTGATGTTGAAGACGAACATATTGAATTTATTCATGATTTCTCATACACTCGAGGTTCTGAAGTTCGTGGAACGAGTTGGGATATCGAGGAAGATAAAGATGAACTTGAACCTCTCTTCGATGCGATAAAAAGTGAAGACCCATCAGAGGATTATTTACAGTTAAGATATTATGGTTCTGGTGATAGTGGTTATATAGAAGACAGTTTTGAGGGAGGTGACACAGTTCCTGATGTTGTAGAAGATTGGTGTTATCGAAAATTAGAAGGTATTCATGGTGGTTGGGAAATCAACGAAGGTTCAAGTGGTGAATTCAATTTTGACTTGGAACAAGGTGTTGTAAATTTGGAACATACTGAAATGTATGAAGAGAATGAAAGTGATACTTTTTACACCGAAAGTTTTGCTAAATAAAAAATTTTTCCTATTTTTATAGAAATTACCTGAGTGTTGAAATAGGTAGACAAGAGAGACTTAAAATCTCTTGGACAGAAATGTCCGTGCCGGTTCGACTCCGGCCTCAGGTACAAAAAATATTTTTATGGAAAGATTATTTTCCCCTGTGAGTCTTATTTCAATAACTGATAAATTGAAAGATAAGGCTTTAGAAATAAAATATATTGGTGACATATCCGACTTAGGGAATGAAGTCGGACAAACCGTTGGTGAATTTTATAAAAATATGAATGAAAATGAAATTGAATTATTCATTCAGGGATTTAGACACGGAGTTTCACTAACAAATGGTAATCACTAATTGACACCCCGATGGCGGAACGGTAGACGCGTTGGTATTAGGAACCAATAACTTCGGTTGTGAGAGTTCGAGTCTCTCTTGGGGTACACTTTACACTTTTAGAAAATAGAATATATTTATTACAGTATGAAAACGATGAACTACAATATAGAAATTAGTCACCAACAAGAGATTTGTTGGGAGACTAACCTATGCGTAGTTCGGTAATCTTTTAAACTCCTGAAGAGTTATATATACAACCTCGGACTACGCAAGTGGTTCGGGGTTTTTTATTTTTCAGAAGTTTTTGGTTCTTTGAAATATTGGTTGTAGTTTTGTAAAATAACGCTCGGTTCGTCTAACGGTTAGGACACCACCCTTTCACGGTGGTGATACGGGTTCGATTCCCGTACCGAGTACAAAATAAATTTTTATGAAATACATTTTAAGAGGTCATACTGTGTTTGAATATAAACCCGATGCTAAGTTTGATAAGGTGACACAACCTAAAGTAAATGGATGGTGTCCTTGATTCGATTACTGTAGCATGATTGACGAGGACTATAAATTGTTAGGAGAATTTTTCAATATTGTTCATAGGCATACACAAGGAGAGGATGTGGAGTTAAAAGATATTGAAGTTTATTAAGGTCGGGTGGCCGAGTGGCTTAGGCGAAGGTCTGCAAAACCTTCTACGTAGGTTCGATTCCTACTCTGACCTCGAACATGGTGGTTGTAGCCTAATGGTAGGGCGGAAGTTTGTGGCACTTCATGTGAGAGTTCGATTCTCTCCAATCACACAAAATGGAAGTATAGCTCAGCTGGTCAGAGCGCTATTCTGATACGATAGATGCCAGTGGTTCGAATCCACTTACTTCCACATGAGACGAAAAATTATTTTTATTGATGTTGACGGACCACTAGCTTGGGCTACTTGGGGTGATGGAAGAGTTACGCTGAATGAGGCTTCCAAAACTTTCACCATCCCATACCCTTGGGTTGAAGAAGATTGTCAAGCATTACAAAAAATTTGTAATGAAACAAATGCTTTTTTAGTTGTAAGTTCTGATTGGAGGAAACATTTCAGTATTATACAATTAAAAAGAATTTTTCAATACTATGGTGTAACCGCACCAATTGTTGATATCACTACACATCAAGACCTATGGAATAAACTCAGTAGACCATCAATAGATTGGGAAAGAGCTGCGGAAGTTGTAAAATGGGCGAAAGATAACAAGATTTCGAATTGGATAGCAATTGACGATTTGAATCTAAAAAAAGAGTTCAAATGGATGAGAATACCACAATGGAGACATGTTCAGGTCGATGGAGATTGGGGTCAAGGTGGTAGACTCAGAGATAAAATTGATGAATGTATTAAAAAACTTGAAAGATGAAAATTAATAGAGATAGACTGGCCACTCTTCTGAAATATGCAAGATTGGACCAACAAAATGAAGAACTAACTGATAAACAGTTTGTAGAAAAACTTGCAAACTATATGGAAGTTAATCCTGATTTTTTGGATTACCATGGAGTAAGTCATCCTGGTCGTTTCAGTTATCACACTGTCGGGTATGGTGTGTTTTCTCTTCTCGGAGAAAGATACAGAATGGGAAGAGTTGAAATATTCGACCGACAGCAAGATACAGGATATCCTGTTAGCGAAGGTGCTTATTGTATGCCACATGTTGCGGCAAATCAATTTGAAGATTTTATTGAATCTTTGGAGACAGACCTTCCAATAAACATAGAAATAGGTTCTCACAAATGGTGTGAATATGAATGTGCAAAAGACCTTGGTTTTGAAAATGTGGAAGAAATGAGAGACCCTGAAAAAATCAAAGAATATCGTAAAAAGAAAAACGATATCTATGCGCAAGAACAGGGATATAAAGATTTTGATGATTTATTGAAAAATAGTAAATTTGGAAATCTTCTGGTAAAATGATTACCCACGTCTGTAGCTCAGTTGGTAGAGTACTAGTCTCCAAAACTAGTTGTCGGAGGTTCGAGCCCTCTCAGGCGTGCTACATATAAAAATTATGAAACCAAAAGAATTATTAAAATTATGGGTTGAAAGATTCAATCAATGCGATTACAAAGGATTGAGTGAATTATATTCAGAAACAGCAGTGAATCATCAGACACCATTGGAAATTGTAGAAGGTAGAGAAAATATAAAACAAATGTTCAAAAATGAATTTGAACAATTTGAAATGGTTTGTATTGTTGAGAATATTTTTGAAGATGGTAATGTTGGAATTTTGGAATGGAAAGGAAATGAACAAAAACCATTAAGAGGTTGCGGATTTTTTTGGATTGAAAATGATAAAATTATTTATCAGAGAGGATATTGGGATAGAATGACTTTTATAGAACAACAAAAAGTAACGTGAGTTCAAAACTTCAGTTCCCATACAGCGGTGAGATGGGCTAAGCAAGATACAATTCCTCGGAGCTGGGAGTAGAAGGCTGAAGAATTTTTTAGGTTGATTGGGGAAGGGATATACGTTAACCTGATGATGGAGGTGGTATATTCGGAGTTGAAATCATCATAGTAATGCCAATCGTAAAAGGAGTTGTCCACTCGACCATCTTCTCCTTTCCTATAAGGACCCCTAGCTCAGCAGGTTAGAGCAACTGACTCATAATCAGTAGGTCCACGGTTCGAGCCCGTGGGGGTCCACAAGACAGACACACGCTTCCCATCTCGAAGGATAATGAGAGGAATAATACGTCCTTTAATGTCTGTCCCTATTGTCGTATGGTGTAACGGTAACACAACAGATTTTGGTTCTGTTTTTCAAGGTTCGAATCCTTGTGCGACAACCGATATTTATATTAAAAAGAAATGAGATTAATTATTTCAGAAGAAGAAAAAAAAGAAATACTCTCCAAACATAAGAGTCCGAAACCAAAATCTGTAAAAGAGATTGAACAAGAAATTGATGAGATTGAAAAAAAATTGGGCAAGACAAAAAAGGAAACTAAAGAAGTTGATTTTGATGAACTTGTGAATACGGATATGGACTTAGAAATGGATAGAGATAGTTTGGAACAATCTTAATAATATTTGTCATAATTTTAACCTATCTTTGTACAAATTAATTTTATGAATGAAGTTGGTTTGATAGGTAGTTTACTCTTAACATTCTGTGGTTTACCAGAACTCATTAGGACCCTCAAAAATCGAAGATGTGATATTGGGTGGGGTTTCCTCCTCATGTGGTTTTTTGGGGAGTTATTTTGTGTCTTTTATGGGTTAGATTTAAGAGAGATACCTTTACTCATAAATTATAGTTTCAATTTGACCATAGTTGGGGTTATGTTATACTTCAAAATTAAGGGAGAGTTGCCTGAGTGGTTAAAGGAGCAGTTTGCTAAACTGTGGTCGAGCAATTGACCCATTGGTTCGAATCCAATACTCTCCGCAGATTTATTGTCGCAGAATCATTTGACGTTTTGAAGGTATTTTTATATATTTATAATCTGATAGTTTAAAAAACATTAACTAAAAAAAACAAAAAAATGAAAAAATTGTTAGCAATTTTATCACTTGTAACACTTGTTGCTTGTGGTGGCGAAAATGGAGCATCAACTGAAGTAAAAACTGATTCTTCTGCGGTTGTAGTAGATTCAACAAAAGTAGAAGCTACACCTGCTGTAGATTCTGTAAAGGCTGAAGAGGCTCCAAAAGCGGAAGATGTAAAATAATATATCTTTCCTTGAAAATTTAAAAACCCATCTGATGATGGGTTTTTTTATTATATTAATCCTTTGATTCTGTCTATGTTTTCAAAGAGTCTCTTCCTCTTATATGTATTTTCCTTGAAAATACTTTGAGCCATCATTCTTAATATTGGGTCTCCTTTTTCAATTTCCTGAGCATTGTCTGATTGGACTATAGAAAGTTCGTCTGATGGTATTTCGACTTGACCACCTTGTAAAGATTTGACTTTTATCGGATTACCCTTCTCATATGAAGCGATTACTTCTCCTACTAAGTCTCCTGTACCCCAAACTTCTAATGATGGACATTGCGCTATTTCAGCAGCACCTATATTTTTTTTAAGTCCGTCTACAATACAACTGTATCTACCATTATTGAGTGTTTTCAAAGTGGCAGACATTCCATCTTCTAGGGATTGATAATTTTGGACACCATGAGAATTGAAAGTTGTTGAATTTGGAAGTTTCCATGTAGTATTGAATGGATTAAATTTTCCACCTTGGCCTTCGGCCTGTCTCCAAGCTAATAAAAACTTTAAATTTTCGGGACTTACAGGGGCACCCAAGTTTTTGAGTAACTCTTCATAAAAACTTTTATCTGTAATACTTAGTTCATCAAGTGTTACCTCATCTGTAGAAGTAACTTCAGGCTCTGTTTTTAGACTCGCGGTCATAACAGGAAGTTCACCGGGTAATGAGGCGGCAATGGCAACATCTTTGTCAATAACGGGTTGTCCTTTGTATCTACCTTTTGTCTCGATAGGAACGAGCTTCACTAATTCTGACCATGAGGATGAAAGGAATCCTGGATTTTGATAGCTATACCCATCATCTTTGCCATATTTGGAAATAATCCATTCCATGAATTCGATTATGGCATTTTTGTCACCGCTTACATCTAAACCAGCAGTTACTTGAGGTTCGCCAGGAAACAATTTGTAGTGAAAACTACTATCGGCGTGTACATCATCCAAATATCCGTTACCGTCTCTTTTAGCTATCAGATTTTCACTATTTTTGAGACCCATTTCATTGGCTTTGTTAATAACATCGATAGCAACATCCCTGTTTGTAAATCCAACATGAAGATGGTCCCAATGTTTTTTCCAAGTAATTCCAGCAATTTTCTTTCCACCGTCATACCCGTAACCTATTGGCCCACCCTTTTTTGTTGCGGGATTGTAAACTAACTCATCAATACCGTATATATCAACTTGTTCAGACAGAACATTTTTGTGTGAAAGAATGGATTCGTAAAGTTTGAATATATCTTTTATTTCGTGATTCATAATGAATAAATATATTTGAATTTATCTTTTGGTATAACTTAATCTTTTGATTTTTGGTTCAATAGATTTTTCTGTGGTCTTTTTATTTTTCTCTGTTGACTGAGTTTTAATTTTTTTTGGTTTGACCTTCCTTTTGAAGAAATCAGAGTCCCAAATAAAATCATTTGAGAAAAACAAAAAAATCCCAATAGTAGTTTCGAGGAGGATGTTTTTGAGAGATAATTGAATATTATCAATCAGAATAATAACAAGAAGAAATGTGATTGATAGTGTAAGTCCTTTCAGTATTTTTTTTGTATCTATCATAACAGATAAATACAATGAAAAATGAAAGATGGTCAGAGGTTGGTGGGAAAAACCTAAGGGCTAGCACCCGTTCACTGCTGCAGACAATTACACCAACTTGACCACCATCAGTTCAAAAATCAATATAATCACCGTATTGGTCCCAATCTTGACTGGAATTACTTTCCCAAGTGTTTTTACTTGGAGAGGTGTCATTTTTCTTCTTGAATTTTGTATTAATCATTCTTGAAATAGAACTGATTAATTTCTTTAATAGTAATTTCATCGTTTTTCCATTTTTTCCAAGTGTCGAAATCTTTTAGTTCTTCGAGAGTTTTTTCATGGACTAAGACATATCCTTCAGGGGCACAACCATTGTATCGATATTCGAAACCTTTTTCTTCAAGAAGTTTTTTTATGTCCATTTTTTTGAATCGAACGCAAATATAAACTATTTATTTGAAATAACAAGTCCCAAAGACATAAATCTTAAATCCAAGTACATGGATGATGGTAAACAGAATAAGGGTTTGGAGAAAGACTTTTCAAGACAATCTTTCTCAGATTTTTTTAATGTTGGCATTATTTTTCAATCCATTTGGATTCGATGCCGTTCAGTATTCCCTGATATTACTGACAGGAAGTTTATGGAGAGCGAACTTCGTTTTGTATGGTATTGCGGGATTGTTCTTTGGATTATACATTTACTTTCGCAGGCTTTCTAAAGTGCCTTAAGTTTCCCTTCTTTGAAAGCGTCGAAATTTGGACCTTTGGTCAGTATAAAATTTTTTCCGACCTTTCTGTAATCTAAAATTCCCGCCATCTTCGCTGAGGCGAAAAACGATGAATATTGGCCCCTCAAGTCTCCAGACTTGTAAAGATGTTTACCATTTGGTCTTTTATATCTTATTTTTCCATCTTGATTTATTTTTTCAAAAACCCCTATATCCGTTAAAAAATCTAATTTTGTTCCTGTACTACCTGTACCCTGTTCGTCTAACCAATCTACAAGTTTTTTTATGAGTCCTTTGTTTTTCCCGAAAGTATAACCATAACTGAGTCTTCTAGGTGTCCAAACTGGACCTGAAATATTCCGAACAAATTTGATGAACTCCGTATTTTGGCGTAATTTCCTTTCAACAGTACTAAACAAGTTTTTGATAAAAATATTTCTCATAACCTCTGGCTCATTGAAAAGTATCCTAGACGTAAACTCATAACCCCACTTATAAAGTTCTAAGTCAAATTTAATATTCTCTTCGTCATCACTAAAACCCACTGAGGTGTACCAATTGTTGAAGTCTTTAATACCGTAGGAAACAAAAATATCATATTTATCAATCTCATCATCATCTAAGCTTATCGTCAACCTTCCAATTGCTCGTTCATCCATATCAGGAATAATTTCGAAACCATCACATTGTAAACGTAATATCTTACCTGAGTTTTCGAAGTTTTCGTCAACATAAAATTCTGTATCATAAACACTGAATACTTCATCCAACATTTTGGTATTAGGTTGCCTTTTTTTTGCGTTACTAATCACAACAGCATCGTATAGGTCAGGGAAATATTCTTTGAATAATTCTACTTGTCCAACGTTCATTGCGTTGTCTTGTGCGTCCCACCATGTTTGATTCCCGTTTTCATCGAAATGAATGGCTACTTTATAATGTTTTTCTTTTTGAGTTCCTTTCTTTCTTATAATAAAATAAAGGTCTTTTCTCCCACTTGTATATCTGTCGAAATGTCCTGAACCTCTTTGAGTTACACACCATTTAGTACCTGAGCCGTACTTACATGACGCTCCCTGAGTTTTTGGAACAATGACTAAAAAGTCATCGTCTTCGTAAATTTTTTCTGTTTGGTTTTCTAATTCTTTGTCCCTTTTTTTGTTTCTAACAAATTCTACTAAACTTCTGAGTTCACTCAAAGAGTTATATTGATTAATGTCTTTTTTTGGGAATTGACTTGAATATTTATCAAAATCTTTAACCAATTCTACAACGTCTTCAATGTCATCCGTTGATGAGTTTGGTCGTAGGTTTTTTAAAACAAAATCTGTATACTTGTGATTGAAATCAATTAGGTCAGAAATACCAAGAATAAAATCTAGAGTGTTGGGCCATTCTTTGAACTTATCTGTGTATTTTTTTTTCAGGTCTTCTTTTCTACCCTCCTTCAATAAAATATTGAAAAACTTCATATGGTATAAATATACAAAAAGGGAGATATAAATCTCCCTTTGACAATGGTAGTCCCGAGAGGAATCGAACCTCTATGTACAGATTAGAAATCTGTCATTCTATCCGTTGAATTACGGGACCATATTTTTACTTCCAGAACAATTGAATCAAAAGTATAACAAAACTTAGAGACAAACAAATTAAAGTTTTTGTTGTCATCGGTTCTTTCAATATTAGCCAAGCCATAATACTAAATACAATAACACCAATACTGAAACCAATAATACGATTTGGCCAAGTTTCTCCATTGTACAAGCTAACCATTTCTCGACTTGCTAAAATTACCATATACCCAACAGGGACACCAAGTAAAGTCATCAGAAATGGGTTGTTCTTAATCCATTTACTCCAAAGATGACCTTGGAGTTGATAGAAGGTGAATGCCTGAGAAAAAAGATAAACCGTGAGAATAAAAATTATCGACCCTAATTTGTTCATAGTGTAACAAAGATAGTAAATTTTTGTTACAAAAAAAACCCTCTTTTGGAGGGTTTGAATTTAACCATTCATTTCATTCAAAAAGTTATGGATAATTTCTTGTTTTTCGTCTTCGGTACCTTCTTCATCATCCCACATAATTGAATCGGGGTCAGCGGACCAATCGTCCCACTCATCCCAATTTCCAATAACTGTGAATTTTTTTCCATCTTCAGTTTCGCCAGGAAACCAAACAATTTTTGAAGTTACTTTCGGACTTTCGTAATCGATGAACATAATATTGATTTTAGAGTGTTCTTAAAATATAACCTAAAACAGCCGTTAATCCAACTAACATAGGAAAATTAGTTTTAGCCCCACCCATCAAAGAAAGATGTAAAGCAACCGCTCCACTCATGAAACAGGCAATCAAAATCGCACCGTAAAGTGAGGTTACAGGAATCAACAAAAGAAGCGCTCCAAGTAATTCTCCAACACCTGTGTGAAGTCTATATTTTTCTAACTTCATGTAGGCAAAATTACCAACCATTTCTTCAGTCCCACGTAATTTATCTACAGCTCCTTTTAAAAGAAACAAAGAGGTCATAACTGATAAGACCCAACCAATAATTGTAATAATACTCATAATTTTAAATTTTAGATTAAAAATCTAAGTCAAATTATGGAAAGGTAAATTATTGTTTTTTGTTGAAGGTTAACGAAATGTTACCGCCTTGTTCAAATTCGTTCCATGCTAAAAGAGTTTCACCACCATTTTGGGATTGAGTCCAAGATTTTCCATTTGCGACAGCAGTCATCTCGATTGTTTGGTCGTCATCTGCCATCCATCCTCTGTCGACATATACCCCCGCCTCAGGACCGAATGAACAGTTTCCCTGCATGTACCATACATTTGGAGTAATCCAAAATAATAATGATTTGGTGTTATGGACTTCTTCTGAAGACCAAGAAGTTTGTGTATTTGAACCGATGGTTGTATTACCGGGTCCTACACCGTCAATTGTTAAATTGTATTCGGTGTTATTAACGATTGTTACATTTGCTTGCCACATAGTTTTTTCTATAAATATGAAACCCTCACGGTTAGATGAGGGTTAAATTCATTTATTTGACCATCCGTCTATTAAACCTTGTTTGATATCTTTCCAATCAATTATCAAGTAGGTAATAACTATAACACACAGGATTGTCCATTTGTGTTTAAGAACGAGTGTTTTAATATCTTTTAGTAATTCTTTCATATTTTTTGTCCTATAAGTGAGTTATCTTTAGGTATTACTAACCAAGCTAATAAATAAAAGAAAATAATTGGTACTGGTGCAAATATCAAAGCTAAAAATATCAATCTCCAAAGTGTAGAGTCTATATTTGTATACTCACCGAGTCCACCACAAATTCCTGCAATTTTTTTATCTATCTGACTTCTAAATAATTTTCTCATATTGTCTTTTTTTATGTTTTATTTTTTTTTCTTTAGTTCACTCAGTGCGTTTACAGGAATAATTGTTCCTACAGGATATGAAGACCCCACAGGTGCCTGAGTTACAGATGTTTCACCTGGATGAGCTCGTAATGCTCTTCTCATCGGAAACG